GCCATCCATGTAGCGGTGAATCAGTCGTTTGATCAGCATTTCATTCCTCCTGGTTATTTTCCACGCCGTGGGCGCGGTTGACTTGTGTCACGATGAACTCTAGCACACGGCGCTGGCCGTCGCGCTGGTAGGTTTCCAGCACCGCGTCGATGCCGCCGGAGACAACAGCAGGGCGGGCAAATGCGCGGGTCAGGTGCTCGAGGATCGCGGCGCCGCGGCGGTCATCCTCGAAAATGGCCTTGTAATCTTCGGGGGTCGGGTTGGTCTGATTGCTCATGGTACGAATTCCTCCCACCACCAGTCGTAGACGCCGACGGCGGCCTGTGCGGATGGGTTCTGTAAGCGAGCATGGTACACGCCGGGCGCCAAGCCGCGCAATCCTGCATTCTGGCTGGCAGAGGCAGATCCGGCGCCCTGCCCTGCAGCCACACGCATGATATCGACAACAATCCCACCTGTCGCAGCGCCTGGGTCAGTGCTGGTTTCGATGGTGCTGCCGCTGACAAAGAACGGAGTTTGCTGCTTCGTCATCTGATTGCGGCGGCGCATGGTGGCCAGCGTCCAGGGACCAGGGGAGGATGCCATCGCCGCGTTTGCGGTCCACCGGATAGTGCCGGATTCGATGCTTATCCGCTGGTCGTGCAGCATGAAATTGTTGCTGATGGTGTGCTTCACCCACAGTTCACCACCTGCCGGAATGTTGAACTCGATGAACATGCGGAACTGGCGCCCGTCGTAGAAGCTGAGGCTGGCCTCATCGACCAGCAGCCCGCCGGAAGAGTCCGGGTCCGCCCACCAGCCGTTAGCTGTAAGTTGTCCTGCCATTTATGCCTCCGATGCGTTCTTGACGAGCTGCGGCGCAACTTTCTCAGCCATGGCGGCTTGCTGTGCCTGCTGCTGGGCTTCCTGCTGCGCTTTGGCGCGGGCGGCGCGGATCTGCGCTACTTCCTCCTTCGTGCGGCCGATGTTCGCCGGCGCGCCGCGGCCTTCGAGGATCACGCTGATACTTTCCTCGACGTCGATATTGTCCCAGACCGCCGGATCCTGCGTGGCAGCCGCAATCTGGCCCACCGAAAGAAGCGAGGTTTCCACCGCATTGACTTCCTCCATCTTCTGCGCCTTGGCCATCGGCGACACGAATACCACGTTGTACGAGCGATTTGCCAGGGACTGTGGCGGCGGCGGCAGCACGCCAGGTGCACGCGCGGCCAGGCCGAAGCACCGGTTGATCATCGGCGTGTACCACTCGGCCTGCATGCGGCCGTAGATCGGGCCCAGCAGTTGGCGGATCTGCTGCACACGCACATGGATTTCGGTTGCCGTGCGCACCGGGCCATCCTGCGGTGCGAGCTGGTCGGCCATCATGGTCTTGCGGATGGCGGCCTGCAGCGATTCCTTCTTCGTGAAAGTGATGTTGAAGTCGGCGCCGGACTTCAACGGCTTCATGCTGTCAACGCTGTTCGCCACGATGATCTTGCGCGGCCCGACCTTCACGGTGCGCGGGTTGAGCACGCCGTCATCCTCGGCGATCCACATGCCGGATACGGCCAGGTCGACGTTGGTGTCTTCCAGGTAGACCAGGCGGTTGAGCTGCTTCACGTCGGGCAGCGCGCGGAACATCGGGCCCACCGCGTATTCGCTGTTCGGCAGCTTCGCCCAGCGCGGGGCGACGAACGGGCATTCGTGGAAGCCGGACTCGCGGACCACTTTCTTGCTGTCGGCCTCGATATGGCAGGAGGCGAACGGCAGGTTCTGAGCGCGCACTGCGTCCGGGTTGCCGTTGGCACGCGGGTAGATGCCCATGATGAACTTGATTTTCTTGTCCAGGTCACCCTTGGCGTACAGGCCGCGCACGTGATCGCTGAGCGTTTCCTCCCTAAACTCGCCCACCGCCTGCTCGACGGTCAGCTCGTACTCACGGTACAGGATATCAGGCAAGCCGCCGGGCTTCGACGCCGCGATGTAGCAGTTCGCCATCGGCCACAGCTCGAAGTGATAGCCGCCTTCCACGCGGTTCACGTCGATGAACAGCACGAACCAGCCGGCGGGGATCAGGTCCAGCCAGGCTTCGAAGCCCACGGCGTCGTAGTTCGAACCATGGATGTTGTCGAAGATGATCTCGGCGCAGGCGTCGAACCAGCGTTTTTCCTCTTCGCTGTCCTGGCCGGCCGACAGACCGAACCAGCGGGAATTGCTCGGCGTGCCACCCGACATGCCAGCAGCGGCCAGGATCAGGCCCGAATCGGTGCTGGTGGAGTCGAGAAGCCTGGCCCGCTTGGCCTGGAGAGCGCTGGCATCGTTCTGCTCGTTGTAAAAGCCATCGCCGCGCTCCGGAAAGGAGTAGTCGAAGCAGTCCCGCCACACCTGTTCGTGCGGGATGCGCAGGGCTTGCATTGCCGTCTTGCGGCGCATGATGTTCGATGCCAGGTCTTCCATTTAGCTACCCAGTTTGTCTTTGCCGTAGGCCAGCACACTGCTGGTGCTGGCCGGGGCAGGATTCCCCATGGCGCCGGTGGCCAGCAGGGATTGATTGCGCTTCGCCTGTCGGTTTGCCAGGGCCTTGGAGTTGGCCGCGCGCGCCGCATCAGCTTCGGCCTGCTGGCGCTCGATCTTCGGGTCTACCGCTGGTGGGAGGGATGGGGCGCTGCCGCACATGTCGGTCTCCTTATTCCTTGGATGCAACAGTTGGCGGGCACAGCCAGCCGTCCTTCGTCATGACCGGCGCGGTCAGGGTGGTCGGGTCGATGTCGGCGGCGTGCATGTCCTTGAAGCCGTTGCGGCCGGTGACGTGGGAAACCTTCGTCTTTCCGGCCACCTTGCCCACAGCGGTCTTGGCAGCAGCCATTTCAGCAGCCAGCTCGGCCTGGAGTTCAGCGCGCAGCTCAGCGCGCAGGGCTTCAACGTCGACCGCCGGCGCTGCCTCTTCCTGAATTTCGTTTGTCGCCGACTCGGGCGATTTTTCATTTTGTTCTGCGGATTCTTCTGGTTGCAGAATTTCCTTCTCGATTACCGGCGCTTCGCCTGGCACTTGTACGGAAGCAGGATTGACTTTTGCCATGATGGGGTTCCTTCGGGGAGTTGTTGAGGGGTAACGTCCCGAAGTATCGGGGCGCAATGCGGTTTAAATCCCGACCGATTAGGCCTTGAAACTGTAGGGGCTGATCGTGGGCGCTTCGGTGGTGTCGCAGTCCATAACCTCAGCCCAGAACTGCAGCAGCGTCACGCCGCGGTGGTATGAGGGCTGGCTGCCCTGCTTGTAGCCACAGATGGTGGTCTTGGGGATGCCAGTAAAGTAACTGATTGCGTGGTGACTGTAGCCCTGGGCCTTGAGCTGCACGATCAGGCGGAACCAGTCGATGGTATGGTTGGTGGGAGAAAATCCTGCAAATGCGCGTGCGCGCGCGAGAGAAGTTGCTGAAGGCAGCGATTCCGCAGCATTTTCTGCCGTTTTTTCGACGCTTTCTGGAAGAATTCTCTCGCTCATGCCGAGATTTTACTTCGACTTCTTGCCCTGGTGTTGCTTGGCTCGCTTCTCGGTGATGGTGAAGTGTTCGCCGCCAAGCCTATTCGGCTGCTGTGGGATAGGCTTGGCGGTGGTCATGACTTAGAACGCTGCAATGCGCTCGCCCAGGATTTCGCTGTAGGTGCTCATGGCGATGCGCTGGGTTTGCAGGCGCGTCCTTTCAGCTTCTGGCAGGCCGCCATAGATTGGCGTGTCAAAGAACGCGCGAAGGCGCTCAATCTTGCTGTCCAGTTCGGTCTTCTCGTCAACTACTCGTTGTTGATGTGGTTGCATGTCTACTCCTTCAGTTTATGCCCTATTGGGCGGGGTTGGTATGGCTTTGCGGTCACTTGCCGGTAGACCTCTTGCAGACTTTCGTCGCACACGATGAACTGCCCGATGTGGTCAACGTTGGCGCAATGCCATTGTCCACCATGAAACCAGATGCGCGGTTTGTCGGGCTCCGGCTTGCGTCGTACCTCGTTCAGCATCATGCCACCATCCTTTCATCAGCCAGCTT